GCATTCTTTGTTTTGAACTGCAAATAATCAAGAACAAATAGAGGGTCATAAAACTTAGTAACCGGGACTTGATCACGAGAATCTTGCTTGTCAAGAATTTTTCCTCCTGATAGAGCAACTTTCTGCGCTTTTTCAAGATCTGCTGCACCGGCCTGCGAGGGATCGGTTTCCGCAAAGGTGTATGACAAGTTCGACTTTTTAGTCGGTGTTTTCTTACGAGGCATTTATTTTATTCTCCCTATATCTTTTCCATCTATCGGCAACATCTGGTCGTTTCTTACCGAATTGAGGGTGTTTCGTTTTATCTTTAAATTTTTCGAGAAATAAGTTAGATAATTTTTCTCTATGCTCTTTTGAAAGTCTTTTGTTTTTCATCTTGATCGACAATTTTTTTCGAGTTTCTTCGGAAATAATGCGATTTTTCATTCTTTCTCTGATTTTTTCACATGCATCGTTCGAGAGTTTGTATCCTCCTCGCGTCGAAGGGTCTCGATTCAATGCTGATTTTCGCATTTTATCTTTTGTCTTTTCAGAGTGTAAAGAAGTGTGTCCATCTCCACCATCTGTTAAATTATAACCAATTTGTCGATCTTTTGAATTGTAAAACTTAATCCAAAATTTTTCTTTTTCACAGAGCTCTTCTTTTGATAATGCATAGTCAATATCAGTACGCTTGAATTTTTCTTTACCATACTTTTTAATTGCAACTTTTAGCCTAATTCCAGACCCCAAATATTTGGGGTCTGGAGTTTTCCTCATCATTTTTCCTATATAAATCATATTGTTTGTTAAATTTGACGTTTTATATATCGTATAAATCATGATTAATTGCCCTTTAAAAATGCTTTCCAGTCGATCACTTCGGCTGTTTCACCGAGGACGACGTTAAAATCTAATGGGTGTTTACTACTATCGTCGTACAATATTTTCTGTTTATCATAAACTGACGGTTTGGGTTTATCTTGGGCCCCAATTCCAAAGAAATCTTTATTAACGAATGAAAATGCCGATGCCTGCTTTTCGTGAACCAGTATGAAGGTGCCCACTGCAGTTGATATAATACTGTCGTCTTTCTTATTTCCCTGCGCTTCTGGTCGCCCCGATTCATTATATACGAAAGACAGAGCTTGATCTAACCAGATTCTACTATATATTACTAGCATGTTATTTCTTAGCAGTTCAGCGAGATTGTCAAGAATTAGAGGACGTGTTGTGCTGGTCGTAACAAATCCAGCCTTAGAATCTTTTGCGAAATAGATATTCGGATAGCTGCCGAGAATTTTTATCTGATCTTGCATGAATCCATTCTGAGCCCAATAACAGAGTAAGTGACCATGATTATTTCGTTCGATTACAAGTCGAGGGAATCCGTATATTGATCCCAAATGATATAGCAGTCGATAGAATTTTGGCATCGGTAATTTATCGGAAATCTCTGCGCATTGTTCAACAAATATTGGTTCTTTATTTAGTCTAAGAACGTAAGCTGAAGAATTATCAGATTGTGGATTTCCTTCGGCAGGGTCTACACACAGTATATATTGTTCACCTGGTTTATACTCTTTGTAGATTGTAATCTTATCATCCATTTGCTTTTTCTTCCAACTATCGACGTTATTCTCTTCTAGCCAAACGCCTATTGACTTGATAATTTGACGGTCGAAGAAGGGCTTACCAGATGCAATAAAGCATGATATATCATCTTCAGGATATTCTTGCATGAATTTTTCTTTAAGCGACGCTTGCTTAGATCTTCTCCAGGCTAGTTGTCCAAGAGTAAGATTATGAACATTGATCATGCTTTGTTCATCTTTGCTTAATGAATCCTTGATATACTCTTCTTCAGCTTGCTCTAGAGCAAAGTGATATTCTGGATGGTCAAACCATCGATAGAAATGAGGATAGGCAATCTGATTGAGTTTGCGATCTACTTCTGACATCTTTTTGGCAATCAAATAATCATCATGGAAATGATTATATCCATTCGCAGTAGTTTCGTAAATAATGACGCCATTATCTTTAGGAACAGTTTCTAATAGCGATGGGAGAAGCTCTTCCGGTTTTTCCCAGAAGGCATATTCGCTAGCATGCAAAAGATTTATTGTCGTTCCCCGCCCGAACCCGACTGATCCTGCTGTACCAATGAAGATCTTGCTGCCAATATCTTCAAATACTATTTCTCGTTTTGAGGAGTACTTTTTGAGTGGCTTGATTTCTTCTGGCAATTTATCGTACATCAGCTTGGTGATTTCAAAAATTCTAGCGGTTGATTCGGCATCGTGAGCAATAATAGCTGCGACAGTGTTGGGGACAAGAATACATTCTGTAAGAAAGAGAGCACAAACGAGAGTGGTAAATCCTAATTGGCGGGGTTTCAAGATGATATGCCGGCGAACGCCTTTAGCATTCATTTCGGTATATTTTTTATAGAATATTTCCTGAATCGGATTGAAAACAAAAGGAACAATATATCTATCTTTATCTTTAATACTGATTACTGATTCTATGAAAAATTTATGATCAGTTAAAAATCTTTGAATTAATTTTTCTTGTTCTTCATTTTTTGGAATTATCATTGCATTTTCTTTCTTTTTTTGCCTAAATGAGCTTGTCTTATTTTTTCTCTAGTTTCGTTAGACACAGGTTTCCCATATAGCGGATGCTTTTCTCCTGAAAATAATCCTTTATGCGCGTTTGACAATCTCTGTTTATATTCTTTATTTTGCCATCGTTTTTTCAAATTTTCTGACATTTTCTTTCGTTGTTCTTCGGTTCTTATGCTTCCTTTGGCATTTACATTTCCGATATGAGATGCACTAATTTTTTTTCTAGCTTCGGTCGTTTGTTTAAATCCTTTTATTGCTTCATTTTTTCTTTTTTGATACTCTTTGTTTTTATAAAAGGCCGCTCCTGAAGTGTTTTTCCCAGCTTGCGGACAAATGTTATATTCGGGCTTTAAAGTATCTAAATAATATTGTTCTCTTTCAATCAATTTTGATTTGTCTAGAACTTCTTCTATGATTTCAAACTTGAAGTTTTCTTCACCATATTTATTCCACGCATTTTGAAGATAATCTGAATGGTGATTTCCTCTATTTAGGCTACGGCTATGATCTTTCCACCTCTTATAAATATTTACAGAGCTTCCTACGTAGAAATTTCCGTTTGACGTATTCGTTATTTGATAAACTCCCGAGCTCATATCAATGCCAACTTTCGAGATAATTTTATGGGATCATGAACTTCATCTTCCCATATTATAATGCATCGCCATCCACACCTATTAAAACGACGCACTCGCCGCATCGTTTTGGCGAGGGATTCTTCTCTGTGCCAGTATAACCCGTACACTTCAATAACAACTCTCCGAGTTTTATTAATGAAGTCGGGTCTAAGGTTGTCGATCTTGAACGAGCCATCACCTGTGTACGAAAATGATGGGCCCAATATTTTCCATAGTTTCCGTTCCAGATTATTCGGCCCTGCCCTTCGGATGGGTCTTCTGTTAATTTGACTGAAAGCATTTCGTTTTTTGAGTCTTTCATATCCGTCATAATTTACTTCCCTCATCGCGATAAGCCGCGCTCATCTCTTTGACGCATAATAACTTGTGCGAGAGTAAGCGTGACGGGCTCACCACTGTTTGCTGCATCTTTTATGACGTTGCCAATGCTCGGAAACTGGGCTTTTTGTTCTTCTAGCAACCTTTGAGCATGTTCAAGCACTAAAGCAGCAGCGTTGAGTCGAACTCTATCTTCATCGGCAACTTGCATAAGTTGTGCTAAAGATAAAACTGCTTGATCAACTTGGCCAAGTATCTTCGAAAGGATATTGACTTTATGATCTTCGGCTATTCGACGTTTGATGTCAATGAAGTCTTGAGACAAAACAATCTGCTTATATTTTTTGGCGTCAATTTCTAGTGCACTACAGATATCTTCTTTCTTACTCCCAGAATATTGTAGGGCTGCAGTTTGCTCGCACAAATTGGCAAACTGCTCATCTTCAACTACATCTGGCAGACTTTGATCTTGATATTTAGTTATTAATGATACTTCTGGGTGAGATTCTACAACGGCATCTTTTTCAAGCACAACTCGATTTAATTCGTTTAATGTTGATTGGACACTACGAATATTATCATTCTCTAGTTTTCTATCATTATTCCCCATTTTATATGCCCTTATCATCTATACCATTATAGTGAAATCATATGAAATTGTTTTTAATGTTCTGTCTTTACGTTTGAAGAATGTTGAAACCATTATACTGCCATTTCGAACTTCGTGATTACGGTTGATCGAAAATAGTTCTAGAACTCGATATTTTTATCGGCAGATGCTAAATTAGCCAAAAAACTCAATAAAATGAGCGAATTTCGACTAATATAGTAAATGAATAAATAAATTGCGAGGTGGATATGTCTCCTAAAGAAATTCACGTTCAGCTTATAGATCCGGTGCAAAGAGTTGAAAGAGCAACAACGTTTTTAGTTCATCTCAATGATTTACTAGAAGGACGATTAGATCCATTTGAACGAAGTTTTTTCAAGTTAGTTATCGACGAATATATTTCCATTTTTGCGGAATTGAACAAGAATAAACAAAGAGGTAAATAATGACAGATTCGAAGACGTTTGATGATATTTTTCAATTCTATACTGATAATATCGAATTTGTCGAAGGTGAACTGAATAAAGCCGAATTTCAAAATTCCAATTTTGACCCCTCAAAGGCGACTGGAAGATTTATTCAAGGTTATGCTTCGACACCCGCCTGGGATTCTGACGGTGAGTCTATCGTCAAATCTGGGTTAGACATATCATATTATGTCAATCAGGGCTGGCTCAATTGGATGCACAACAACTCACCCAACCACGTAATTGGAATCCCCGTCTACTCTAAAATCGATCACATTGGCTTTTTTACTAAGGGAATGCTATTTAGCAATGACATGGCGACCCATGTATGGAATCTAGCTACAGAATTGAAATCATTGGGGCATCCCAGAAAACTTGGTTATTCTATCGAAGGAAAAGTCGTAGCACGTTCAGCCATAAACAAGTCTAAAATCGTAAAAGCTAAAGTCACAAACGTTGCAGTCACTCACATCCCAGTCAATACGGAAGCCACATTTGAAGCTGTCACAAAGTCATTTGTTCCTCCCTCCTATGATGAAATTGTCACTTACATAATGAAAGACCTCTCACTGAAGAAAGACCTTATGGCTATTTCTCCAGTCGGCGCAGTTGCGGGTCATTCATTTGGAAGTAACAAT